TAATACTTCATCGTAGGTTTCATTTGATCGTGAATGATCTCTGAAATAATCTGTTTAACAACTTTTTTATAATTCATATAAATAAATATCTCATTAAATAAAAAAAGGGGAAACTTTCGTCCCCCCTTTCATATGAATATAAACCAACTTATATATTCTCAAACGATGCTCCTGTCGGAGTAATGTAGAATGTGATGTCGATGAATTCAAGTGATCTTGTAGGTTTGATGTAAATCTTACCTGTCAATTGGTTTCTATCGATATCTTCAGGATCGTTGGATACAGTAACTCTAAAGTCATATAAACCACGATCTCTTCTGATTGCATCTAAGATTGGGTTAACCGCGTTTAAGAAATCTTGTCTTACTTGTGCGTCGTTTTGTTCAAACAATAATCTTACAGAAACTGCTGAAATCAATTTACGAGCTTGTAATAACAATCTTCTTACGTTGATTCTGTCAAGAGCAGATTCTCTAACTTGTAAAGTTTTGTTACCCCAAATTACAGTTCCAACATCAGAGAAGGTTGCGATTGGGTTAATTCTACCTACGTAAAGAATATCTCTATCTTCTTGAGTCAACTTCTTACGAGCCTTGATACAGTTAACAATACCACGAGTGTAACCTGCCGCCGCGAACCAAGGGAATGCGATGTTATCAGTTAACGCCAAGTTTCTTGTTACTTCAGCTGTCGGTGGGATGTAGATTTGTGTATTATTTACACTATCTCTTGTTAATACCCACGGATAGTAAGTAGCTGTATAGTTAGAGTCAATTCCTGTGTCTTCTAAGTTATTAACCGCTTCAGTAGGATAGATTAAGTAATCTTGCCCGTTAAGAGAAGGGACATACATATCAACGTCAGGTGTTGTACAAACGTAAAGTGAATCCGCTCTGTTAAACTCAATCATTTCGATAGCCGACTCAACCAAGTTACTATTGTTAACATAGTCAATACCCGGAGTTACAAACACGTTGATGTTTACCGCTTCAGGGTTTGCAAATGTTTGTTGACCTAACAAGTATGCGTAGTAGTCAGAGTTTGCGAAGTTTTGAGTACCATCACCTAAAGAGATTTCTTTAAATGCTCCCCATCCTGTAGCGTTAGGGTATCTTGTTGAAGGACAAGCTCCTCTTAAGAATCCAGCTCTACCGATTTGGAATTGGTCTGTGTTTGTTCTCCACTCTCTGTAGATATCCCATCCATCAAAACCACCTTGTACTAAGAATGTGAACTTACGAGCAAACAATCTGTAGTATGCGTTTGTTGGTAATTCTGGTTCTGTGATAAACGGTGAGTTACCACAGATAAATCTTGGGTCACCCGCAGTTGAGAACTCAGGTCCGATTGTTAAACCACTTGCATTTACGTCCATGTGGAAACCAGCAGATCTGTAATTAAATGGTAAACCATCGATATCACAAGAATTAATTGGGTTTCTCTTACCAATATATTCGAAGTAAGCAGGGTCCCAACCTAAACTGTTAGATATACCTAAGTAAGTTCTTCTTACGTTGTCTCCCGGGCTAATCAACGCATTGTCGTTACCTGATGATAAACCAAATGGCGGATTGTAGATTACTTCACCAGGGAAGTCGTATTTACCTTTGATTATTGGGAAAGGAGAATTAGCACCTGCGTAGTTTCTGAAGTTAAATCCGTTGAATCCACAAGGTAATGCATCAATCGGAGCATCTTCACTCATTTCAACCATTACATATCTTGAGTTCAAAGCGTATTCACCATCTAATGTACCGATCTTATTGGCAACGAAGTTGTTTTCAGTTGGGTTCATTGTACAGTTTGTGAATTTCTCAAGAACAACTGGATTTGCATCTGTGTCAAAATAATCACGGATCAATACATCAAACGTTAAGTTGTTATATGTTTGATTAACGATTGAGATTTTGATTAATGTATTAGCAGCATCACCATCAGATACCGTATAGAATCTAAATAAGTCATAAACTTTGTTACCTCTTAATTCAGATACTACATAAGGTGACGTTGGTGTTTGCCATTTGTCTAAGTACCATCCGATTGAGTCAGGGTCACCACTTTGTGCTGAGTCTAATGCAATTAAGTTAGGATTTAAACCTTTAATGTAACCTTTTCTCCAAGAGTAATTTAAGAAGGATTGGAATACTTCTTCCGCAAATACAGGAACTTCAATTCTTGGTTTTTGGAAGTTAGTGATACCAAATACTTTAGTGAAATACTCAGGATCATTTTGAGTAAGGGATGTTTCAAACTTAAATGACGTACCAAACTTATCAACAACATTCACTCCGAATGTTAAGTATGGGTTTTTAAGTACACCAACATACTGACCTGTCATATCTAACGTCACATCAGATGTACCTGTTACTGAATAAGTAGGGTTAACATCAGTTGTGTAAGTTGAGATACCTCTTGATCTTAATGTACCAACAACAACATTATCGTAATCAACATAAGATGTACCTGTATAGTAGTAGATCTTACCAACAATAGTACCTGAATAACAATCAATGTTTACAGGTGTTGGTGTAGGTGTAGGTGATGTGAAAGGTGAAGGAGTAATACAAGGGTTAACAAACGACGGAGTCGGTGTTGGTGATGCAGTAACTCCCGGTGTTGGTGTTGGGTTAGGGAAATAAGCCGTTAAATTCGATACATACGTGAAGAATGAGAAACCTGAATAATTCGTATTACCATTATTGTTAAATAATGCATAATACCAAGAGTCATTAAACGCTGAATTTAAATTAGTATCGTTAAATGAAACTGAAGGTACCTCAAATACGTTAGTTTCAGCACTAAATCCTGAACCACTTAATACATCATAATCGTCAGTTGCGATTGAACCGAAGTATGCAATTTGTTCGTCCTCAGCAGTATAAGGATTTGAACTTGTAATTACGTTATATACTAAGTTTTGGATTTGAGTATTCAGTGTTGACGTATCTCCATTAAACTCCTCATATTGACTTAATAATAATTCCTCAATTTCTGGTGGGAATGATGTTTGATAGCTAACCGTTGTTGAGCTGTTTGTACATCCTGTGAAATCAACACTGAATGATAATTCTTTTGGTGTAACACAAGTTGTCACACAAGTGGTAAAGTCAGTTACTGAACTTAAACACCACACATCAATCGTACTTGGGTTAACATTTGCTACGGTTGTGATAGACCAAGATGGTCCAGCGTCGTAACCTGATAAACCAAGAATTCTAGTTACAAACAATTGGTTAGATTGTTGTAAATATGCCTTTGCGATATAAGCAGCTTCGTACTTTGGAATCTGTGTGTTAACAAATTTCTCAGGGGATGTCCCACCAAATATGGTTTGGAAATCATCGAAACTTGTAACAAAGATCGGTTCAAAAGCTGGTCCTATCAAAGTTTCTCCAGCAATACCCAAAGTAGTAACCCCAACACTTTGTGCTACAAAGCTCAAGTCAACCTCTGAAGTATAGACACCTGGTGAAACAAAAACCTTACTGTTTGTTGCCATACTAAAAAATTTCTTTTATTTATTTATTTTCCTATAAATACTTCTCAAAACACGAAAAACTTTACATTATAGAAAGTATTTATATTTTGGTAAGATTTTATTCTGCCTTAATTCTGCCCCTATGTCTAAAGATAATAAGAAGATAAAAAACCTTAAGATTGACGTGAATGTTCACGAGGTCTTAAAGAAGTATTGCGACAAACGCGGTATTAAAATGTATAGGTTTTTGGAAAACTTAATTATGGAAAAATGTCAAGAGAAGAAAGACATATATGGGGAACATTAAATCAATTTCTGAGAGAACGATAAAGTAGATTCCCCATCAACCGATTTAATAATATCAATTCTTAAATTGTCATCAGTATTGATTTGTATTTCATTAACATCATCACCATAATAGTTGTCATTAATGTATACAGAATAAGACTCAATATTGTCTGATTGATCAAAGTATAAATTACAAGTATAACTAAAGAAATATTCTTGAGTTTCATTACCTATTGGGTATGTAAATTGAATGGTCTCAAGTTGTACGGGTTCTTGTCTTTTTTGTGGTCTTTTAACAGGTCGTTGATCAACTTCATACATTTGGAATGTTCTTGAAATTGCGGGTGTTACCTCAAACTCATTTTCATCCATTAAGAATCCCATCATGGTAAACTCATATTTTTGGATATAATATTTTCTCTTCTCTAAATCCATAGATGACTCGTCAGAGAATCCATCATTTATAATTGGAATGTAATGACCTTTTATAACTTGATAAGCTTGTCTTGATGCAAACGTTTCCATAACTCTTTGGTTAAGGGTATTTGCCTCCCTCATTCTATTACAGATAATAGCAACTGTAAATTTAATATCAATAGGAACCGGCTGAGGTATTTTGTATATATCGGCACCAACTCTATTACCATCCCAAGTCGGAACTTCCATATAATAATACATTCTCCTGTTTGGTATATTGTACATAACCGCAGGATTGTTTCCGTATTTAACTTCAGGATTTCTGATTACCGTAATAAATGGGGGCTCAACATTCTTATCAATATTTTGAAAATCCCAAGTCTCAACAAACTGAGACCAGTTTTGACTTGTTACCAAAATGTCAACTACAGGAATGGTCTTACCTTCAGATGTAATGTTAAACTTCTCCTTAACAAAATCTAAAAACCCACGATCCAAATCTGCATGTAATAATGATTTAGGAAGGTAAGTTCCATCCTTTGTAATCATATCCTTTATTTGTTCCCTTCTTGGTAAAAGAGTTTTGGGGTATGTTAAAGGTAATGTTGGTTTAACTTGTTTTGGTAATGCCATTATAATCCTCTAAATTCATTTGGTCCAACAGGAGCCGCGATTATTGTCTTATAGAAAGGTTTGTATCCTTTGTAAGTATGTTTCAAATCCGACACCACACGACCATCATTAACGACCGTATAATATCTTACAAAGTTCTCACTATCGTAATATCCTATGTAATCACCGAAATCAATATCAACACCCAAGTCATCCAATGTTTTCATATAAACTGAAATTGTGATATTACCTGGTTCTAACTGATCTATTCTTGTTGTCCCCAACATTTTATTCTCAGGTGCTGCGATTCCAACATAAGCATTGAACTCAACAGGTGGTAAATATTTGATGCCGTCTTGGACCGCTTCACCGTAAACATCATCGGTTTTTATTTTGTTTTTGTCTACTCGGTATAGCACACAAGTGAAGTTCATGTCCCCAACTAACCATTCTTGACCCATCCCAACCTCAAGGTTAAAATCGTTCTCACCAAAAAATTTACCTAATCTACTAATAGGAACACTACCATTCATATTGACGTTTTCTTGATAAATATTCTTTTTATTGTTATTTTTAATAAAAAGACATTTTGGATAATACTAAATCACTTATTGAACATAAGGCTTTGGATCTGCTTGAGACGTATAGCGGTGCAAATAACTATATCCTATATCTAAAACATAAGAAAGAAGTTTCAAGTAAATTCTTTCCTACAAGAAGTCAGTCAGAATATATCACAACATATTATAATACTACACCTAAAGTTGCTCGTAAATGGGTTGAGTTAGATACATACTTCGCTAAAAAGTTTGCTGAAGAAAGATATCTACTGCAAGTACCCGAACAAATTTACATTGAGAAACTTTTGGTTGAAAAAGAAAAATCATATCATGTTTGGGGAAAGTTTTTTGATTCAGACAAATTAAGTGAGTTTTGGATACCAAAATCGGCACTCATCAAAACCCATAAAGTTGAGTCCGTTAATATTGATTATTCAAAGTATTCTCACCGACCACCGTTAGAACATCAAAAAATTGCAATTGAAAAATTGGCAGGGTCTAAAAGATTTATTCTTGCCGATGACATGGGTCTTGGTAAAACAACATCCACAATTATCGCGGCGTTAGAAACGGGTTCTAAAAAAGTTCTCATTGTGTGTCCCGCTTCTCTAAAGATAAACTGGCAAAGAGAGATTGAAAATTATTCTGATCGTCCAGTGTTCATTGCTGAAGGAAAGAAATTTTCCTCCGAACATGATTTTGTTATTGTGAATTACGACATTCTTAAAAACTTTCACGATTCAGACCCAAAGAAAAAAGATGAGTCGTTATTACTACAGAGTAAGTTTGACTTGGTAATTTTAGATGAGGCACACATGATCTCAAATGTTCAAGCACAAAGAACAAAGATCATCAATAGTTTCGCAAAGAAAGTTGAGAGGGTTTGGTTATTAACGGGAACACCGATGACCTCTCGTCCTATGAACTACTACAATCTTTTAAACCTAATTGAAAGTCCAGTTGCTCAGAATTGGAAAGCTTACGCTATTAGGTATTGTCAAGGATTCCAATTCACCGCAGGAAAAAGAAAAGTGTGGAACGTAATGGGTGCATCAAATCTTGAGGAATTAAGAGATAGAACATCAAAACAAATTCTTCGTAGATTAAAAGAAGATGTGTTAGATCTTCCTGACAAAATCATCACGCCTGTTTATCTAAGATTAAAATCTAAAGAGTATGAAGATTTGATGGGAGAATATTACGATTGGTATGATAAAAACCCTGATGAGTCTTCGTCTCTTACCGTTCAGTTCTCAAAACTGATGAAAGTTAGAAAGGTTATTGCAAATGAGAAAACAAAACAAACAATAGATTTTGCTGAGAACATTTTAGAACAAGGTAAGAAAGTTATTATTTTTACCAACTTTACAGACACACTCCAAACGATCTATCAACATTTCGGAAAACAAGCGGTTTATCTTGATGGTAGTTGTTCTAACTCAATGCGTCAACAGGCTGTTGACTCATTTCAAAACGACGATAAAATCAAAGTATTTGTTGGAAACTTGAAAGCTGCGGGTGTTGGTTTAACTTTAACTTCCGCTGAGGTTGTTATTATGAATGACTTATCATTTGTACCTGCAGAACACGCACAAGCAGAGGATAGAGCATATCGTTATGGACAAAAATCCAATGTATTGGTTTATTATCCATTATTTGAAAATACTATCGAAGGTGCAATTTATGATATTCTTAATCGTAAAAAACAAATCATTAGAACCGTTATGGGTGACGAACAACCTGAGAATACCGGTGACATAGTTGAGGAAATCTTAAACCTAATTAATAAGAGACGTTAATCTTTTGATTGAATGAATATTTATCAAAGATGAAAGTTTCAATCAAATACGAAAATCCCGATTTAAAAAAACACAAAAATCTTGTTAATGAGTTTATAAAACTTTTACAAGAGAAGTATCCATTAAAAAAAGATTTGAAGGTTATCTTTGTTGATGGTAGAAAAGGTGATATGTCCACAGGTAGTAGACGTGGTGATAATCTTATTAAAGTTTTAGCTAAAGGTAGATTAAATCGTGATATTATGAGAACTCTAGCTCACGAGTGGGTTCACGAATATCAAATGACAATATTGGGTAGAGAACCTGGACCAAACATTGGTGGTAGAAATGAGGATGAAGCCAACGCATTTGCAGGTCGTTTAGTTAAACAATTTGAGGAAAAACATCCCGACTTAGAAAAACTTATGTATGAAAACAAAGGTATTGAGGGTAGGGTTAATATTTTGTCAGAACAAATCTTATTAACAGAAAAACAAACAATCAAAGAAAATTTATTGATTGAAATGAAAAAGGTAGGTATTGAAGAGTTACCTTACTCATACTCTGCGTTACAAAGATTTATCGATTCAAAGACAATGAATGTTCATTACAACAAACACTATAAAGGTTATGTTGACAAACTGAACAAAGCGATCAAAGATAAAGAAGGTGACATGGATTTAGAAGAAATTGTAAAATCCATAAGTAAGTTTGATGACAAAGTTAGAAACAACGCGGGTGGCGCGTTTAATCACGCTTTGTTTTGGAAAATGTTGTCACCAAAGAAACAATTACCAAAAGGTGAGATCTTAAAAAAGATTAAAGAAGATTTTGGTAACATCAAAAAAATGAAAGACGAGTTTAATCAAGCTGCCAAAGATCGTTTTGGTTCTGGTTGGGCTTGGTTATATTTAGCAAAAAATGGTAAGTTAAAAATTATGTCCACACCAAATCAGGATAACCCACTTATGAATATTGTTAAAGGTGGTGGTTATCCATTGTTGGGTCTTGATGTTTGGGAACATGCATATTATCTAAAATACCAAAACAAACGTGACGAATATATTAATAAGTTTTGGGATGTTGTAAATTGGGAATTTGTTAATGATTTACTTGTAAGTCGTACATCCAAAAAAAAACTAAATGAATCACAAGAAATTAATGAAATCGCACCAAGAAGAAAATCTAAAATAGATTATTTGTGTGCACAATCAAATTCTGAAGATTCACCATATTGTCAATTAAAAAATTTCAGAGATGGTTTAGAAGACCAATATTTGGTTAATGAGTTAGAAAGATCTATGTTCATATTAGATCAATTTTTTGGTAAGAAAAACGTAGGAACATTTCCCGTTATAATAAAATTAGCTCTACAAGATACAAGTAGAACTGTAAACTTCTTGGAATTAGTATCAGACTTTATCGTCGATAAGAAGTATGATGACGACCAAGTTAAAAAAATATTAAATAAGCAAAGATACTCAACAACAATACCTAACGATATTGAGGGGTTATTAGCATATGCCAGACAGAAAGAACATAGTAAATATGAAGATAGGTTTTCAGGTGAGTACTTTGAAAAAAGACCAACAAAATTACAATTAGATTATAAGTGTTCTGATGACGCGAAAGAAACATTAATCGATGTTTTAAAAAAAATACATTCAGGAACTGAAACTTTAAACTATACATTCTTCCAAATAACATCTTGTTTATCCAGATCATTCAAAAAAGGAAGTTATTATATAAAGGCAGATCTAATAACAAAAAAAGATCTAAAAGATGAAGACGGAAATGTTATATTCCCAAGTGGTTCATTCTTTGAGGTGAAGAAAATGGACCCATTTATTGATAGTTATTTATCTGAATTTTTCTCAATTTTCAAACAATCATCATTATCAAGTGAAAAACCGATTTATATTAAACTATATAACGAATTGATTGATAAAATATTTGTTTGGTTAAATACTAAACAATCATCTAAAGAATATTTAGATAAGGTTAGAAGTCAAATGTCGGGTATAATTTATGAAGATGATTTAATCATCCCTATGGAATATATTGATTTATATTGGTCAAACAAAGGGCAACGAGGTTGTGATGAGAAAAGATTATCTATACGATTTAGAATAAAACCTGAATATAGTAAAATTAATGGTTTCTACTTTAAAGACAAAGATACTTTAGAACCAGTCACTTTAGATGTTAAATCTAAGGATAGGGAAAAGATCGTTTGTCCTATCTAATACAAATTAATTATTAAAGATATTTATAGAGAAAAACTCTATGGCAATTATCAACGAACCAGAAAGAAGTGAATTCTATCAAAAGGTAAGACACCTTTTAGGTGCACCTTTAAGATCTGTAGAATTAGAGGATGAAATGATGGATACTCTTTTAGAGTATTCTATTGATGACTATTCTCAATATGTGCAAGATTGGTTAATCGAATCTCAATGGACATCATTATATAATTTAAATCTCGATACACAATCTTTAGCAAGAGCATTTGTTACTAAGAGTTTAGATTTCGAGACTAGATACACATACGCTTATTCTAAAATTGTTGGGTTACAAGCTGGAGGTGATTGGGTAATCAAAAGAGATTATGTCCAATTAGTGCCAAACCAACAAATATATGAAATTCCAGCAGGTAGAGAAATTAATGAAGTTCTTTGGTTCTCACCAACTGAAATGAATAATATGTTCATCGATCCCTGGTCATTTGGTGGTATAGCCGGTGGAGGTATCGGTGGTACAGGTGGATTCGCTCAAATGGGTAATATGGCAGGTAGTTACTTCTTAATGCCGGCATTTGATATGTTATTAAGAATGCAAGAGATCAATATCCAAAGAAGAATTATTTCTCCCGATCTAACTTACTATATAACTGCATTACCTGATGGTAAGAAGGCGTTGCACTTATTAAATGTACCAGGTGGTAGATTTGACTTTGGTAATGCCGAAATGGCGCAACAAAGAGTTTGGTATTGGTATTATGATGTTGGGCAAGGTGATAGAGACAAGTGCTTAGCGGATAATCCAGATATCGTATTACTACCATCTGATGTACCATTCAATAAAATTAGTTGGTACAAACTAAACAATCCAGCACAGGTTTGGGTTAGAAGATGGTTTACTGCTTATTGTAAAGAAACACTAGCAAGAGTACGTGGTAAATTTAGTGGTAACTTAAAAGCACCTGATGGTGATTTAACTATGGATTACACATCTTTAGCAACAGAAGCAAAAGATGAGAAAACAAAACTTGTTGATGAATTAATAGGACCTGAAGGTAGATTAACAAGATTACGTCCTGAAAAAGTTATGGAGAGAGAAGCATTACTTGCTGAGAACTTAAACAAACAACTCAAGTTTAGGGCGATGCCTCGTCAAATATATGTAATTTAATTTATGTCAATCGTAAAAGAAAAACCAAATAGAAAAACGGTAATACGTGGTGAACGATCAATTAATATTGATACGTTTGAGACCGCCATAGTTAGTGATGAATTTTACTCAACTAATGGTGAATTGCTTATTATTGTTAGAGATGTCAATCATTGTAAAATAAGATTAGATTCTACAACGACTGACAAAATAAAAATTAAAACTCTAACAAATTGTATCATTATACCTGATGTTGGTAGGATCGATGAGGACTGGGATGAAATTTCCGTAGGTCGTGGTGCTTGTGTTGAACTACAGAACGTCAACGGTATTTGGTACATCCTCTCCTCCGATGGTCTCAAGATGGAATAAATTTTCATCGGGTAGATATCTCCACATATATTGATCAGCATTTTTATACATATGGTACGGTGTTTCACCAACTCTATTCCAAAACGACATTTCTTCAGGAGAAATCTCCATTACATCCTCCAATTTATCTTGATCATCTTCTTCAAATGGTTGCCCGTTAATCAACTCACATTGATCTTTAGTGAAGAATGGTCTCTCTTCAGGATTCTTAACTAACAATCCATTTCTAACTTCTTGTTTGAACACAACTAATAATGGTTCTACTCGTTTGTTGAAAGTTGCAATTGCTCTTTGGATGTTATATTCACCAGTCATGGTTGGGTTACTCTCAATATCGGACGGATCAATTCGATAACAATTTAATTGAATAATTGAGTCTAAGTCTTCAGGTATGGTTGTTCCCCAATCTCTCATATAGTTATCAATGTGTTCTTGTGACCAACCTTTCTTTGGTTTATTAACTTTCTGAACATCACCGTGAGATGCTTTTGTACCATTATTTACATAGAAGATAACCTCACCAAGATTTGCGTTTAATTTATCTTTAATTGCTAACTCCATATGTGCCTGACGTGACATTAATGCTCCTGCCTTTGTACGAGTTTTACTACGAACAACATAATCATCAATTGTTTGTTTGATCTTTGCTTTGTTTGCAATATCCATCAATGGAATTTTCTGATCAAATATCTTTTGTACGTATTCATAATACCACTCAACAAACTCTTGTCCTTTACCATCAAGTAATAACTTAATTCCTTTATCTAAAAACTTCTCAATATAGATCGGCATCTTCTTAGATTTAATTGAGTTACCTGTAAGTTTGATTTTACCTTTTGCAGTAATCAAGGCGTAGTTCTTACGAGCCAAGTTAATACAAGCCGGCCATTGTCCATCAGTATCAAGTGCCATCTCACCTCTCATTGCAAGATCATTAAACTCCATT